GAAACGTCATTCAGGTCGTTTAGTTCAGACGATGTGGTTAGGGCATCGGTAATTCCATAGCCAGAAACCGTTGTTGGTGCGGTTCCAGCCGTGACGCGACCGTAGGTGTCAACAGTTACCGACCTGTAGGTTCCGGGGGTAACAACGCCGGATGCAAGGTCAATATCGTCTGCGTTAACAACGATTCTTCCCGACGATGCAGTTCCAATATCAACCGTATTGCCAGTTTTTGATAATCCAGCACCAGCAACAGTTGTTTGAGCAGAGTTGAAGGTCGTGTAGGTAATGTCGTCTGTACCAATAGCAATTGGGTTGGTTGCCGAGGTGTTAATGAAACCAAACCCACCATTGAGTGTTCCGTTTTGCACAAACACGAACTTGCCGTACTTGATTTCGGTATTTGTGTCGGCGTCGGTCGGTCTGGTCAGAACAAATGGAATGCTTCCGCTTCCGAGGGTCGTGACTTCATAAATTCCGTTTTGCAGTGCAGAGGCTTGATTTTTGACAAGAACTCGGTCTCCAACGCTAAGTGCATATCCGTCGATTGAACCAATTGCACCGTTGGTAGATTTTGTTAATGTTGCCCCAACCCCAGATGTTCCGTTGGAGTAAGTAACAGCAGGAAGGGCAGAAACTGTAGATACTTGAGCAGCAGTGTCAAAGGTGATTCCCGCTGCAATGTTGTCCACATATTGTTTCGTGGCAGCCTGCAAAGCAGATGCTGGGTCAGCAGGAAGGGTAACCGTGCCAGTAAATACTGGGCTAGCAATTGGTGCTTTTGTGTCAATCTGGGTTTGAATCGCCGAAGTTACGCCGTCAACGTAATTCAATTCCGTAGTTGTAAGGGTTGCACCGTCAAGGATATTGATTTCTGCGGCACTTGCCAAAACACCGTCAAGAATGTTGAGTTCGGCAGTTGTAGAAGTTACTCCATCAAGAAGATTGAGTTCCGCTGTTGATGATGTGATTCCGTCAAGAACATTAAGTTCCGCTGCTGTTGAAGTCACACCATCAAGAATGTTGAGTTCTGCTGTTGTTGCGGTTACGCCATCAAGAAGGTTGAGTTCCGTGACGCTTGAAGTTAGCGAGGTAATGTCGCCAACCACTATCCCTGTATTAACCCAGTTCGTTCCATCCCATTTCAAATACTGACCTGATGCAGCAGATGTAATAACAACATCGCCAACATTGTTCAGGTATTGAATAGCAAGGTTTGCGGCTGCTGTTGAAGAGGCATCTGAATAAGCGGTGGTGGCTACCTTGGTTGAGTTGTCAAGAGCAAGTGCCGTTGGGGCAGTAGGAGTTCCAGTAAGCGCAGGGCTTGCTAGCGGTGCCTTAGCGTTCAACTGAGTCTGAATGGAAGAGGTAACACCGTCTACATAATTGAGTTCTGTTGTAGTGAGCGTTGCTCCGTCAAGAATATTGACTTCCGCCCCAGATGCGGTAACACCGTCAGTGAGGTCGGCTAGTGCATAAGTGAGAGCGTTTGCTGCGCCAATTGCATTTGCTTCTGCATTATTCGCAGCAGTTTGAGCAAATGCGGTTGTAGCAATCTGTGTCGTATTCGTGTTTACCGCTGCTGTTGGTGCTGCTGGAACCCCAGTTAGTGTGGGGCTTGCAAGATTCGCCTTAAGGTCCAAGGCAGTTTGACCTGCGGTTGAGACTGGCTTACTAGCATCTGATGTGTTGTCCACATTCCCAAGACCAACCATTGACTTGGAAACACCAGAGACAGTACCCGTAAATGTTGGTGAGGCTAAAGTCGCATAACCCTGACCAGTAACGAATGCAGTTGTTGCAATTTGGGTTGTGCTTGTATTGGCAGCAGCAGTTGGTGCAGTTGGAACATCCGTAAATGCCGGACTCTGTAATGGAGCTTTGAAACTCAAAGCTGTTGCTACCGATGTTCCGAATGACGAATCATCATTAAGCGCATCAGCCAATTCACCAAGCGTATTTAGTGCCACTCCAGCATCGCCAATCAATGCTGTAATTGCAGCATCAGTATATGCAGTTGTCGCTATCTGCGTGTTATTTGTTCCCGGTGCAGCAGTTGGTGCTAGTGGTACTCCAGTAAGGCTCGGACTTGCAAGAGGCGCGAAGCCAGAAATTGATGCACCAGAAGGAATTGTTACAGTTCCCGTGAATGTTGGTGAGGCAAGGTTCGCTTTTAGTGCATCTGCGGCATCAACATAGGCGGTTGTTGCAACTGCCGTAGAGTTGTTGGAAGCAGTCTGAGTAGTGGCAATAGTTCCAGTTGGAAGAGTTGGCGTTCCAGTAAATGTTGGCGAAGCAAGGTTTGCCTTTAGTGCATCTGCAGCATCAACATACGCCGTTGTAGCAACCGCTGTAGTGTTATTAGAAGCGGTCTGTGTTGTGGCAATAGTTCCTGTAGGAAGAGTTGGTGTCCCCGTAAATGTTGGACTGGCAAGGTTTGCCTTAAGGTCAAGAGCGGCTTGCTGAGCGGTTGAAACTGGTTTTGCAGTATCGGCAGTGTTGTCAACATTGCCAAGACCAACATCTGTCCTAAAAATCCCAGTTGGGGTATTAATGGTAGGCGATGTAAGAGTTTTGTTGGTCAGTGTTTGGGTTGTATCAGTACCTACAACAGTCGTAGTTGCATCTGGAAAAGTAATGGTTCTGTCTGCGGTTGGGTCAACGACTGTAAGTGTTGTCTCAAAGCCATCATCAGTTGTGCCTTCAAAAACAACCTGATTTTTAACATTGACAGCAGTGCTGTTAATCGTTGTGGTAGTTCCAGAAACAGTTAAGTTGCCGCTGACCGTGAGGTCGTTGAATGTTACGTTGCTACCTGTACCGACAGCCTGACCAATAGCAATAGTCGGAGTTGCAGTTTCACCAGAGTTGTTACTAAGGGTTACGCCCGTGCCAGCAACAAGTGATGCAACGTAATCTCCGGTTGTTTTGGTACCAAGTGCAACTGTGTTATCGGGAAGTGTTACCGTCCCCGTAAATGTTGGAGAAGCACTTGGAGCCTTAGTGTCAATCTGAGTTTGAATCGCAGAGGTTACGCCGTCAACATAGTTAAGTTCCGTGGTTGAAAGAGTTGCACCGTCAAGAATGTTTAACTCTGTAGCAGATGCTGTAAGGACAACATCCTCGTTGATTTTTGGAGATGTCAGCGTTTTATTCGTTAGGGTTTGAGCCGTATCCGTGCCGACAAGGGTTGTCGTTGCATCAGGAATGGTGATAGTTCTATCCGCCGTTGGGTCGGTTACAGAAAGAGTTGTCTCAAACTCATTTGCAGTTGCACCTTCAAAAACAATGTTCCCATTTAGGTTTAGGTTGGCAAATGTTGGGCTTGCCGAAGACGCGACATCTTGTCCAATGGCAATGGTTGGCGCTGCACCTTCTCCAGAGTTATTGGTTACCGTAACACCAGTACCAGCAACTAGTGATTCAACATATGAACCAACCGTGTCCGTTGAAAGGTTTACAGCATCGTTAATCCACGCTGTTCCGTTCCAGCGAAGGAAGTCTCCGTTGGCTGCGCTTGTAATCGTTACATCGGCAAGGTCATTTAGGCTTGAACCGCTTAGGTTGCCGTTGAAGTAGGCAAGGGAGTTGAATGCTGTTGAGCCGTTACCAATCTTGAATTTATTAGTGTCTGTTTCAAGACCGATTTCTCCAGAATAAAGAACGGTGTTAGCGGCAGCCCATGCGGCGGCAGTTGCTCTTTTGAGTTGTATTCTTGCACCAGCCATTACAGCTCCCCACCGTCGTAACTAGCGATTATGTTATTTGTGACGTCTGCTTCAAAAATTTCAACAAAGGTGTCGCCCCCATCAATGTCGCCAGAAACAGCACCAACCCCACCACCCGAAACTTGCACCCAAGCACCCTTAGAGCGAAAGTAGAAGGCATCGTTTAGTGTGTCTATGGCAAGAGCACCATCCGGGAGATTCGCTGTCGGAACAGCGCTTACCGTCATAGTGACAACACCTGCTGATGCTTTTAGTACATCATCGGTGGCAAGAACACTTGCTGATTCACGATAAAGATTGGTGTCGTAAGTGCCAGTACCATCACTCCAGGACAAGCGGCCGCCTGCTTCAAGTTTTACGCGACCGTAAACTTCACCGTCAAGAAATACGGTGAGCGCATCAGAGCCAGCAGATGCCAACTGCTTGATGGTAATAGGAGTTATAAATTTTTGTGCCACTTGCGACCTCGATCGCTATTGCTTGTAGTTCGATTAACCCCTCAAGGCTAATCTATGGTTAAAATTTAGCCCGTTACGACAATTCTGTAATCTCCTGCGGCGATTGATCCAAGAAGCGTGACCGTCACAGTGTCTGCATTGGCTCTGACAACATCCCCGATGACCGTTGCTCCACCAGCAACTTCGACAATCTGAACACTCACATCAAGTGTGCCGAAGTTGTGGGTTACTGTCGTTGTGGAAGTGCCAGAAGTGGAGGCAGCACAACCCTGGCTGGCGATACGGGCAAGTGTTGATGTGCTTGTTGTGACTGCACCAGCAGTTGTCTTGATACCAAGATTTGTACGAGCAGTTGCCGCATCACTTGCGCCAGTACCACCGTCTGCAACGGCAACATCAGTACCGTTCCAAACACCTGTGGTGATTGTACCGAGCGTGGTGATTGAGGACTGACCAACGTAAGTTGATGCAATGTCAATCGCATCAGCCGTAATTGCTGTTCTATTGGCAGTTACGTTGACATTGATGGTGTTTCCACTCTGGGAGATACCATCACCAGCAGTAAATGAGCCAGCGCCAGAGAACTGCGTCCACTCAATACCCGTTGAATCAATTGTGATTGTTCCGTTTGTGGAAACAACAAACCCTTTATCGGAGTTGACGGTACCTTCTTCAACGAAAGTAAAAGTTCCCGACTTGAGTTCACCCGTGTCGGCTGTTCCGTTTGCGTCAGATGACCGCGATGCTGCACCAGAAGCGGTAGCAACATAGATACCGTTTTCAAGCGCAGTACTTTGGTTCTTTACGAGAACGCGGTCACCAGTAACAAGAGTTACACCGTCAATGGTGTCGCCATTATTTAGGTCGGATGAAAGGTTGATTGCCGCAGTGGTAGCAACTCTTACGGATTGCTTGACATCAAGACCTTGACGGGCAGCATCAACATAACCCTTAGTGGCAATGTGGTTAGAATCTGTTGGGGTAGCGACCTTTGCATTGCCGTTTCCATCACGCTTTACAAGTTTGCTTGCGGTTGCATCCGAAGTTGCATCTGTGAGCATCTGCCACATTGCGGCTGGCAATAGACCAGCACTATCGGTATCAGCAACAGCTAGAGTAAGAGTAATTGTGCCGTTTGATTCAGAAACCGTAAGGGCTTCAGCAATACCAGCACCACCACCAGAGACAAAGGTGTGAGGGATTGAAACAAAGGCTGAACCCGTATACACCTTGATGGTGTCGGTTGCAGTGTTATAAACAAGGCGACCTTCAAAGTTTCCCGAAGTGGGGTCGGTCGCTACCTTTTGGAAAGTGGCATTAAGGAGTTCATTTTGATTGAGGTCTAAATTTGTAAGAAATTTTTGTGCCATTTTACGTCCTTATGTGAGATAGGCTTTGCCCGAAAACGCTGCCGAAAAAGTCACTGCCACCTGAGTGTTGCTTAAATATTGTACCTCACCAAAGACATGTGTATCTGCAGAGTCCACTATTGTTACTTGTGGTTTGCCTCCGAGAGTGTGGGTTATGGTCCATGTGGTTGAAGCCGTGCCTTGGGTGTGTTCGTAACGGCGAGACACGCTGGATGCGCTCGACATCCTGACATTAACTAGGTTCGGAGCATCTTGGTTGACAAGAACTTGATTTGGGGTGTCTTGGTTAATGTAAACCTGATTGGGGATATTGCTCATCGAGTAACCTCAGGGATAACCGTGACTGTTCCTCGGATCACCTTTGACACCTCGCCCAGTGAGTCAATTATTTCTAGGTCATAAACCCCGTCGGAGGTAAGCAACGCAGTATTGGTTGCGGTTATGGACAACTTAATCTCATTGTCTTCGGTGCCTGGGTTTATGGTGATTCCACCATTTTCGGTGGTGAGGGAAAGCATTGCGGTTGAAGAGTCAACATTTCTGCGAATCTGCATGCGCGCCGTGTATCCATTAAGTAGAAATGGCTCAAAAGTTGCCCCAGTGGGGTCTGTTACAAGGTCAGGCTGTTCAACAGAGATGAGTCGACCAAAGGTGGAACCCTGCTCTATCGTCATATTGTAAGTTCCAGCAATCATGAACAGACTCTCCTAGGTATATGCCTATTAGAGTTTAGGCTATTGGCCTCAAGTGGGACAGAACCTCTTTAGAGAACTGAACTGGAATCTTTGTTTGGGCCAACCTTTTTGAGCCCAAGCGCTGCGGCAACAGTCAGAGCTAGTGCCGTGACTCCAACCTTGAGATTGTCGGTTTTTGTGAGTGAATCAAAATCCAATCCACTTGCCATTGCTGAACCCAACCAACCAGTCAGGAAAGCCATTGCTGATCTTTCTGCTGTGTCTTTAATGAATTTAGTGCTCATGTCTACCTCTTTCTAAGGGTATCTATATCTTATCATTTTGTTTAGCTGAGTTTGCCTTGGTTGAAGGCACCAAACTGCGAATCGTTTAGAATGAAACCAAACTCATCTAAGGTTTCGTGCAAAACGGTAAATCCAGCAGGTTTAGCATCTTGTATTACGGCAAGCACTTCTGGACTCGAGGTACCTTCCACTGGGTTCCCTGGGGTCTCGGAAACCAATGTTCTGATCAGAATCTCAAACCTGTTGCCATCGTTGAGAGGGGTTACGAGAACCGACTTGGAACCCGAGAGAGCAAGTTTGGCAGATTCTTTCAAAGCTCGTTTTGATCCTGCAGTCTGACCATACGCCTTGGTTGTCAGTTGCCATCTCTCAAATTCCACCGTGCTATCGACCACATCCACACCACCAACCATGACCGAGTCTCTCAGATTTGTTCCGACAAACTGTGCGGCCCATGGTATTAGTTCTTCAGGCATTAGGTTTGGGTTTGTCAACTTGCTTTCAGACATATCATGCACAGGTGACCCCACGATTTGTCTAGTTGAGTCAGTATCGGCTTGACCGATTGTTGCTACTTCAAGGAATGTGTCCATCACTTTGGACATATTGGCAGTAAGAGAGTGGTATATCTTGTCCATTGGGCGTGTGGGTGCCACGGACACATCATCAACGTCTCTATATATGTCTGGAAAATAGACTTTTGATAACTGACAAAATTGATTATCAAGGTGGGGAGCATTGTTCGTCAGGGTGGTCATGCTCACATAAAATGCTGGAGCATTTGAGGAAACCATGGTTATCTTGATGTCTTTTGATGATGTTGCCGAGGTTCCAAAAGTTTTAGCATTTGAAAAAACAGGACTCCACACACCAACGACAGCGTTGTTTGTGTATCCAGTTTCGGTCGTGTATGCCTTGTCGGCATCGTGAAGGTAGGCAGTTATTTCAAGTGGTGAATCGCAATACACCAAGCAATGAAAAATCAATTCATCGCTGACATTGGGAAATTCAATTTCAAACTCTTCTGTTCTGATTATCTGATTACCCGACTGACTGTTTTGGATAGAAAGAGAAAATCTGTCAGCAGAGTAAAACGGTGAACGCACGGCTGTAAAAGTTGCCGGACTATCAACAGTCCATCCACCTCCCTGAATGTCCACCTCATTGTACGACAGGGATTCATTTGAGTTTGGGTTTGTTGCTTTACGGTAGAGAGCCAACTCGTCTGGTAGGAGATTGCTTTGAATGGGTCTCACAGGTAGTTCACCGTTATCGTGAGATCGGCATCCAGTAACTCTGGCAAAACACCCTTATCGTCAAACTGTAAATCATCCCCCGATGCAGTTGTGTCAGGACATGTCATTGTAAATGAAGGAACATATATAACACCCGGTACCGACATGATGCTGGAAATGATAGAAGATTTGCGCAACTTATCTTCGGCATCGGAGAATTTGGAAGGTGAAAGAAAATTGAATAAGTTCGCTTTAATGGAGTCTGTTGCTGAATTGAGATTCATGTTTTTGTCAATTACCACCGAAGCAGTGATAACTGGATTTTTTATCTGAATATCCTCCACAATCAAAACCAATCCAGCAGTCATTCGATCTTGAAGAATGACTGACACCTCTTTTCTAGAAAGATAATTTAGTGGCGCACCATTTCCGTATACAAACAGAGAAACATAGCCAGGAACATCGGTGGCAGTTTGACTCCTGTCTAGTTCGGCATCCATTAAGTTCACTGCCCTTGCTCTAGTGATTGTTGCAAATTGTGTTATGGCAAATGCCTCAATCTGTTGTGCTGTTGTCAAGGAATTTCCCAATGCTCTCAGGTACGTTGCAAACCTTGCAAGAAACTCAGCATCCGTCTCCTCTTCGGTTCCCTGCTCAAATGTGTCCAAGGCAACTGCAGAGTCACTCACGAATTGCGAATTCAAAATCATCAAAGTTTTGCCTGCAGCAACTGGTTGTCTGTACCCAATAGTTGTAGCAGACAGGGTGACTGTGGTTGATGGTAAGGGGGTTGGTGGGTCAGCAGATAGATCCGGCTCTACGGGGTCAATGATCACGGCTGAGGTTATTTCAAAATAATCCCTGTATGTGGTCCCATTCAGTGTGTAGGAGCATTCAAAAGTGGTTCCTGCTTCAAGTTCTCCACCAGCGTAATCAAGAGCAGTTATGGTTGCCGTCACGGTAGCAAATAGTGCCTCGCGTCTCGTTACTCCAATTAGATTCGCCAAACCCTCCATGACCATGTTGGGTAGAGTGTTTATGTGATTGATTGCCACTGTCGTTAAATACGAAAAAGCCTGAACAAGCGCGTCTTCAACCGTCCCCGGTCTGACGGACATGCCAGGAATGTTCAGTTGAAGTAATTCAAGCGTGCTTAGGTATAGTTCGGCAGGATCCCTGTCGTATAGCTGCATGTTTACATAGGCGGAAAAATCAACAGACATATTACTCCATCCTGAAAGATACTTTGAATTTGGATTGACCAGTTTGTTCGTCTAGTTCTATTTCTGCCTCGGTAATTGATATATTTGGAAAGAACCGAGAAGCTTGTAATATGAATTGACCCCTATCAACCACTTCAAACGTTGGATCAAAAACTCCGAATGTTGGTGAAAATGGGTGTGTCTGCGGTTCGGTTAATGCACACATTGATAATAATTGCGCATAGTAATCTACGCTTTCATCTTCAAGCACCACAAGAGAACCAGTATTGTCAATCTGGATTGGAAATTTTAGGGTTGGCATATATCTAGTCCTTTCGTGTTAGTGAGTATGAGAAGTAGAACTCTTCCCAGGCATGGCCGACTCAAGTGCAGCAATTCTTGCTGTAAGCGATGTGATAGTGGTGGCCATGGTGGCAACTACTGCGGCACTTGCGAACACATCTACTACTATATTACACCTTCCAAGGATGGCACACCTTTCACGATCATTGTTCATGAGAGCCACATAAACCACATCTTTGGGTTGGTACTGGTGGAGGGCAGTTACACCAACTGCCTGACCAGTCATGCTTATTGACAAATCCGGTATTCGAACCGAAACGCTGTTTCCACTAACCGCACCGACCACCCCTAGCCAAACCCCACCACCAACAAATGGGTGAGGAGCGCCATTGTTCCTATTGATGACATCTAGTTCTCCTAGGCCATAATCACTCATTGTGGTGGCTGCCTTCCCTGATATGTTGATGAAACTTGACGCCTAATATACGGAGCTATAACGTCTGGGCCAATAGCATCTAGGGTGTTTACATAAAGCGGACCAACGGGGAGATTTAGTATCTTTTCTTTGGGTTTGCGCTCTGGCGTGGCAAATGATATTCCAACTGGATTAGGTGATCGATCCTCAAAGTTGACTGCAGTTATCAGGTAGTAACCCGTAAATGTTGGTATTCCACCAATAAAAACCGTCATACCAGGACGAAGCGAGACACCGTTTGTTCTGTCAATTTGGGCATCACCTTGAGCCTCCATGGGTGTGTTGTCTGATTTTTTCATATTCGGCATTTTCATTGCAGGAAAATCTCTTCCGTATGGGCCAGGCATGATCGGAACGTATCGTCGGGTAACCTGTTTTTTGACCGTTTTTCCATCAATCTTTACTTCGTGGTTGTATGAGAGGGCCTCTGAACCCCACTGATACATCAACCATTTCATTGAGCCAAAATACAGGGTTCCATCTGACTCGAAGCATTTAAAGTTCGCTGCTTGTGCGAGATTTTGAATCACATCCCAAACGGAGTCTGCTTCCTTTTCGCCGCTCGCCTTAGTTATTGTCTTGCTCTTGGTCGTTGGCTCACCAATGAACTTGAGTCCAAATTTCTTTGCTACAGCTGCGACGTAAGCGGTTCCATTACCGCTTATAGCGCCTGGTGTTTTGTCTCGCTTCATTTGTTGACACGCCTTAGTCCTGCACTTAATTGTCCATATCGTGGACACACTATTTTCTTGACTGCAAGACACGTCGGCTATCTCCATTAAGAGGGTTATTAGCGATACTTTTACCTTGCTACCCTCTATCAGTTCTGTGTTGCTTATGGTTTTTGTAACATAGGTAACATCCCTAGCGATACTGAAGTAGTTTGCAGCCGCAAAACCAGTGGATATTTTTTGCTGATTCGTCCCCTCGGCGTATCTGTATGCGTCGTAATCTCTGTCAATAATTTTTAGTGTCAGTTCTGTAATCGCATCCATGCTGTAATCAATTTGGGCAGAGATGATTGAGTCGTTTATCTGCTCCATGATGTTTGCCGACACCGACCCAAATGACACACTAAAGAACTCAAATCCACGAATTGGTAGTCCGGGTGATCCCGTGTTTGTGTTTGACATGATTTGTTACTACTATCCGGTTCTTGTGGTGATTGTAGGAGTGAACAACGGGCGGAAACTATCCTTTTCAGTGATTATCTTGTCCTTGTCGCATTCTTTTTTGCATGGTTTTATCGGTGGCATTTGTACTATGTCAACCTGTTCAATTGGTATTTCCTGAAGTGTCATGGTGCATGATGCCCGTGAAATCCGATTCGGCACAGTAGCGTCCGTCAAGGCAACTGGGGCGGCTTGGGTTCTCTGGGTGGCAGTTACGCTAAATTCCTGTATCACGAACTCAATTCCTCTACCAGTATTCAAAGATGGCCAGCGAATTTCATCCTGCATGAATTTGTCCATATTGAGAAAGGTCACAGGGTATGGAGATTGTGCCATTTCTCTCAATTCTGTAATTTGATCCTCGCACGAGTAGTAGAGACCAAATCCAGCCTGGTTCTGCTGTGCCATGCTGACAATATCAAAAGAGAAACTAATTTTAAGTAACTGAAAACTTGTCCAATCAACTATTGGGTAACTGCCAGTTCGTTCTATTTCTGTCCAGTTGATTCCCAAACCCGAATAGACGACCTGACTTGGAACAAACGGAAATTCAAAACTTCTGATTGGCGTTCCATTTAGTTGTTTTGAACTCTTGATGCCTTCATATGTTTGAATCAATGTTGGTCGGGTGCCCTCGGTGCCAGTTGACCTGATCCCTGTTCGGTACCCAGAAAGCCCGCGTGTAACAGTGATTTTTATGGTCTCGCTTTGACTTGATGCTTCTTTTGTATCCTTTTTACCCTGATTGCCTTTATTATTTTTCCCTTTATTGTTTTTGCCTTTGTTATTGTTTCCAGATCCAGAACCCCCAGATCCAGAACCACCAGATCCAGAACCACCAGATCCTGGACTGCTAGATGTGTAGTTACTAGAACCAGCAGTTGTAAAAAATTTATTAATGGCGATAGCAAGGGGGTCTTTTGCCCACAATTTCAAGGCCGCATCCTTGGTGATGCCGTCTTTTTTCATGATGTAAGCAATCTTTCCCTCTGCCAACTTATTGAGCACAGCAGTTTTGAGTGTGGCTAGGGGGACCCCAATTTTCAGAAGATTTCCAAGATGTGAAACTAGAGCATTTTCATTTGCCTTTGTGAAGGTGCCTTTCTGGAGTGCGCTGCTCGAATCATTGATTACCCTCATGTATGGGTCGTTGGGATCATTGAAGTTTGGTGTCGTGACGGAAGGGGCACCCGGCAATGCGCTTGGCATACCTGCTATCACGGGGAGACCCGGGAAACCCTCAAGGCTGAACCGAAAAGTATTGGCAGTTGTACTCAAGTTGGCGTTGTATCCAGAAAAGTACCCAATGAATACTTTTCCTGCCAAGTTCGTTGATCCTATTTGTTTCAACTTTGACTCAAGAGCATTCCTGTACGTCGTTATTCCTCCTGTTGTAAAACCAGCACTTTTGAGAAATTTTCCACCATGTTTACCTCGTTCTGCCAATTCGGCCCCGACAAAGTCGGTTTTGGCTACTGCGGCACTTTGTTTGACATTTCGGTGGAGTAAGGTGTCGGTTCGGCTCCAGCCTGGAAGAATGTAGTAGTAGTCACCCCGTGCAGTTGCACTACCAATAGTTCCCTCTATGTCGTTGTATAGGGTTCCAGTAATAGTTGATCCATCCACCACATGTCCACCAAAGTATTCATCACTGCCCGAGCGTTTACTCACTCCCCAGTTTTGGATGGTCTCTTTTCCATCGTTGAAATCAAGATTAGGTAGAAGGTAATTCACGCCATGAATTAGTTTTATGCCATCAATCGTGGTGAGACCCGCAGTCGAACCACTGGTCTCTATGTTCTGTAGCAAGGTTGTTAATTCAGAATGGGAATTTTCGGGAAGAAGGATTTGCTTTTTGATATTCGTCTTGTCAATTACATAGAAATGCGAATAGACAATCCTGGCGCTTGAGCCAGCAAGGGGTGACCCAGGTGCTTTGTAACCCGGAATGTCCAAAGAGTTGGTGTCATCAATCCTGCGTAAATCCGATCCTTTGTAAAATGGTGGCTGAACAGAGGGCTGTGATACGACCCTTGTGGGTATCACGCTTGATTGCACTTTTGGTTGCGAAGATTTGCTACCGTCTGTCAGGAAAAAAGTTACAGACTCCTGCCCTCGGATTTTTGGAAGTAAAATTTTTCCTTGACCCGACGTTCCCTGTCCCCCTCCAACAGATCCGCTTGCATAGTAATTGTTTTTGATAAAATTGCTTGCAAGTGCTGTTGTTCCAGATGCACCAGTACCTTTTGGTGTTATCGTGGTGCTGCCGGTACCTGACTGGTATTTTGCCACCGTAAAGGCAACTTCGCCTGGTGTCCAAATTGGGTAATAATCAATCAAGGCAAATCTTTTGTATCCAAGATAATCTGCCCAGCCAACAAACAAAACATTATAGAAAGTATCTGCCGGACCTAGTGCTGAGAAAGGGATTGATCCCGAACCGAATGCAACGTTGATAATACTATGCAAGTAGGGGAGGATAGGGTTTGAAACTCGAGTACCAGTGACGCTGTTGTTCCAATTCTTTGCAGCACCTTTGACGACTTCCCGATAGACCCGTAAGTCAACATCTTCTTTGTATACCAAGTTTGGTCCGGCATATCCCTCTACTGAGCATTGTTTTACAAAACCAGTTGCTTGACAACCCCAGAATCCAGGTGCCCATGTGTCGGCTTCAAAGCTAGTACAGGTCCCGTACCTGTGATTGAGACTGTTTTCTGCTTGCAGACCCCAAGTTAGTGTTTTATTTGCGTATGAATCACCCGTATAAACGTTTGTCAAGGTTGGGTGTGTCATCAAACTACTCCGTGTCTGTTCCGCGCCCATGCTTCCTACGGAAAGACCTAGGTCGTTGACTAGGGTGTTCGCTTGATCAGCAGGTGCGACGGTGGTGGTCATGAGCGTTGCCTTGTATTGTCAATTTGTGCCTTCATCTTTCTTACGGCTATTGTAGCAATTTCCTCGGCACTGGCATTCGGTCCGCCAGTCACATTCATGTTGATGGATATTCCTCCGCCACCACCTGAGCCCATTGCCGGAGCCGTGGATGTTTTGGCAGGGTAACCCGTATCGCCGTATGGACCGCCACCAGGAACGACGTGTAAGTGCCTGGTGCCCCCGTAGCCGTGGAACTCAGCAAAACCGCCATTAGCAGTAGCCAAGCGCTGGTAGGCGCCTAGATTTGCACCAACCAGATCGTACGCCCTGCCAGTTACATGGTCAGAGTTGGTTGACCCGAGTCCAGTGGTTCTGTACGCAGATGTCATTGTTCGTTTTCCAGTAAGCATTCCATCCATTGCTGAATGACGACCCATGGTTCGACCAAGGCGAGATGATGTCGTATCGCCAACACCCTTTCCTCTCGGACTGGAGGTGTCGTTGTTGTCGGCAATAAACTTGATGAACTTATCTGTCATCCATTCGGGTTTTGACGAATCTCTAGTGTCAAAGAATGTGCCGAACATTTCAATTATTGCGCCGTAAGTGTCCCTTAGTTCATCTGGCAGATTGTCAATGACTATATTTAACTCATCATTTTTGGCTCTTTCGGTTATGCCAATAAGGGCAGGATCCATGCCGAACTGGGCCAGTCGGTTTCTGAAATCATCCTGCGTGAGGGTTTCCATGTCGAGGTCACCAAAGAAATCTCCACTCTCAAACTTGCTTACCAATGCTGCGCTTTTTTCTGGATCCATTGCCGCCAATGCTTCCTGGAATTTATTTGCATCAATTTTGAATGCATCTGCCCCAACTCCAGTTTTTAGTAACTGGGCATTGATGTTTGCTCCTTGTGCCAGTCCTCCATCCTTGATTCCCTTGTTGATGTAATCCTGAACCATCACGCCGGTACCGCTATTTACAAATTCATTCTCCATGCCATAGAAGTTGCCCTTGTTTCCTTTTTCGTCAACCTGAGAGAACGCTGCTCCACCTACACCAAACTGTCTTTTCGCTTCAAACAGACCCTGAAGACCACCGCCTGCAAAAGTCAAGAAGTTTGGCATGAAATCTGACATAAACGTAGCGAGCTGTTCGTCGCTCACATCCCCACCAGCGGCAAATTGAAGGTCGCCGAAAGCCCTTGCTTGTTCGTCAAGTATTTCTGGAATTTTTAGTTCATCTACTTTTTTCTGAAAAACCTCAAGACCCTTTAATGCCATGTCCATCTGTACGCCGCGAAGTTGTTCGCGGGTTTTGAGGGTTGCCACCCCAAGGTCTTCCATTTGCTTGGTGAAGTCTTGTGTGGCATCAAACAGGTCAACACCAGTCGTCATGGCCATAAGTTCAATCTCTTGCTCGGTTTTACCAGTCATGCTCATTAATTCTGTGAGCCTCTTTTGATAGATTTCCATCAAATGGTTTTGAGCACCCTGCTTCTTACCGACTTCAGTTAAAACGGCAGCGGCTTCTCCTGGTCGTTTGTCAATGGCTTTTTTCTGTTCGTCAGTCAGATTAACGCCTATATTTTCTGAATTGTCAATTAGATATTTGGCGAAATCCTCTGAACTCATAGAAGCGGCTTTTGCCATTAGGGCATCTGTGTTTGTGTTCATTGATTTGTTTGACTTAATGAGAGCCGAATCACCCGTGAATCCACTAGCTAGCATTTCTTGTTGAGCAACACCCAACTGGTTGGTGATCAGTTGGTCAAAAGCGCTTTCAAATGCTTCTTTGGATTCCTTTTTTTCTTTCTTGATTTTGTTTGCTCTACCCATCAATCCACCGACCGCGGCGCCGATAATCGCACCTGCTGCAGTTCCGAAACCAGGGGCGATCATTGTTCCTATTGCCGCACCTGCACCAGCACCAGCAAGAGCACCACCCCCGGCTGTTTCTGCCGTCAATGCAGTGCCACCTAGACCTACTGCCAAACCAGCGAGCGGGTTATACATACCAATCATCGAACCAGCACTAAGGAAGCCAGATGCTTTCTCGGAAACCATTCCCGAGTTTGCCAACATACTCAAACCCATCATGGTTCCCATGGTCCCTGTTGCCGAGCCTTGGAAACCTTTTCTATTTTCATTTCCGAATATTGCTCCACCAAGGCGACTAGCGCGAGCATCTCGGGAATTCAGTCTTTGGTTTTGCAAGAAGGTACCGACACGACCCCTTTGAAGCGGTCCCTTGGCACCAATGTTGGATGTCGGCGACAACCAGTTATTGTAAAGTTTACTGTTGAGATATTTTCCCTTCATGCTGTTGGGATCGTAGGTGCCTGGACCGTATGCAGCATTTGACGACAGCTTCCAAGCTTTATACGCTTTTGAAGTTGGTGTGTAAGGTTTTCCTGTTCCTGGATTAATGGGCGGACCAGAAGGTCCTAGATATTTACTATTTGCAACCTGCCTGTCGCGATATGCATCTGCTCTTCGTCCAACAAATCCGCCAACACCAGTATTCTTTCCCAACATTCTGTCAAACATTGACTTTGGAGTACCATCTCTCCTGAACCCAGATGCACCATGAGTTTGACCCTCGCCAATAGATCGAGCGAATTGCTCTCTGCGATTGATGATTCTTCCTGTTGCATCAACTATTTTTGTGTTGCCTTTCATTCTTTGATCGCCAGCAACCGTTACGCCACTCCTGTAACTAACACCATTTAGGTTTTTTTGTGAATAATTTTCTTGTCCGGTTCCGCGCCCGCCATACATATACTGGACACTCTTCCCACGAACATTTTGGGTAAGAATTTCTTTTCCTTTGTTGGGGCCAGATGTAATCAAGTGTCCACCGTTGGGACCTGATCCAGCTCGGACACTTCCACCGAATTGACTTCTCATTTGTGTTCGGTCTGCTCTCGTGAGTGGGGCAGAACCAGCACCACGAGATGCAAACCCAGCACTTCCAGTGCCACCACCCCTAGTGCCCGGTGTACCCATATACGGACCACCCCTATGTCCGCCCATCGTCCTAATGGCATTGGAATTTTTTCCTAACGGACCCATCGTGCCGCCACTACCTTTTGGTCCATACTGAGCAAGTGGTTTTCCGTTCACGTAAATCACCCCTGCGCGAACATTCATGTCTGCCACTTCACGAATTCCGGATCTGCTATCCCCTCTCGTGAAATATCCCTTAGTGTTCTTCATTCCCTTAGACATGCCCATCAGCATCATTAGAGAGCCAGCACCACCCAAGCCACCAGGTAGAGCCTTTGTTACTGACATGAACTTGCCTAGGAAGCTGGTAAAAAGTTCAATAAGACTAGTGAAACCTTGTATGACTTTATTGATAAATGGAAGCGCCTGAAAAAAGAGTTTTCTCGCCTCTCCGAAATACTCCATCACCTTAGTGATCAAGTTTCCAATATTTGTACCAAATTCTTCAAGAGGTACAGCATTGTCTTGAACCAATCTATTGAATTCACCAAACGATTCCTTAAGATAATCTTTTAGTGGCCTAAAAACGTTCATGATCATATTTTCAAGAACGCGCGCACCGTCTATTAGGGGTCGCAGACCGTCAAGCAAACCGTTCCAACCGTCTTTAAACATGTCCCAAAATTTACCGAAGCGCTCAAAAATGCCCACTGCATTCGGTAGATAATCACGTATCACCCGAACTGCGAAATCTGCCACTTTTTGAGTAACGACTGAAATTTTGTCAATAAATCCACCCTTTCCGAAATCAGCAATGTCTCCCGACATTCTGAACAATGCAGTTCTCATTATTTCAAAAACTTCTCTAGCTTCCTTTTTTACTGGTCCGAGAAACTGCTGTCCAAAGTCACCGAACAGTCCTTTCATCATGGTCAACTGACCCTTGAGCGTGTTTATCAATGTGCCAGAAACTGCTTCAAACTGCCCATCCACGCCGCCAAGTTTTGCTAGTTCGCCAGAGGTTATTGCAGCAGTGAGTGCTTCTTTTGTTCCACCTTTTTTTCCTTTTGTTTTTTCGTACTCTTCAAGTGCTTTTTTCATTTGGGGACTGAATTTTTTTCCAGCACTCACCACATCTGCGTAACTTTTTTTCGTATCTTGAAGTGTGGCAATAAGTGAACCAGCAGCCTTGGTTCCCTCTTTCATATCCATGCCAGCACTAGCGAAGTCCATCAAACCCTTGAGGGTTTCTTTTGAAGCACTAGTGAATTTGCTGGTTTTTGATATTTCTCCGTAAGCAGCAGCCAAGTTTTCAACACCAACAGATGCTAAATCAGCATCCATTGTTAGTGCTCTCATTTGCATTCTTGCTTGATTGAGACCAGAACCAAACTCAGTGGCTACACCCTTAGCAGAAAAAGCATACATTGCCGCTTGTTGCTCCCTAATGGCGGCCGCGGCCGTACCAGCAGCAATCACAAGACCAGCAAATGCTCCAGCAGCCATGGACATTGTATTCTTGTATGCCTTCATGATCATTTGTCCAGCAGCAAAAGCCGCATGAACACCAATCATTGCTGCTCCCATTGCTGCAAAACTAACAACAACCCCTTTTGCTGACATAGTGAGGAATTTCGTCATCATTTGACCAGTATTTCTGATCATTTTGTCATAATTATCAAAACTCTTTTTATACTTGCGCGAAACATGCTCTTGCGATTTATAACCCTTTAGTGCGAGTTTATCTTCGGTTTTTCGAACGCGCGATGCGAATCCATCGGACTTAGCCCTAGATTTACTATCCCTGTCCCTAGATTTTGATTCCCTGTCCCTGGATTTTGATTCCTTGTCCCTAGCACCAGCAAGCCTCTCAAGCTTCCTTCTGGTACGGTCAATGTCACTATCATCGGACTTGACTTCTATTTTTATAACGACGCGTTCGTCGGCCATGGGCTCTCCAGATGATTGGACGGGATGCTGCCGTTAGGCTTGTGCTTTTCGCTCTGCTGCGGCGCGATCCTGCTCTATTACTTTAGCACAAGCCATACGTATGAACCACTCTTCGTCTGTGCACTTGAGTAATTCAAGGGGGTCGGTGCCCCATAGTTCTCCCAGCCTTGCAGCTGTTTTTATTGCAGACTCTTCGATTAGTTCGTCGAAGGCCTCATCGTAGGGTCCTCAGCAGGCTCGATTGTGTCGCCGAACCCAGCCGCATCAAGAATTGCAAGAGCAGCCGCCTCCACGTGTGGGTCAAGTCCAAAGAATGCTCTTACAGCATCTGGAACTGGTTTTGTGGTTTTTGTCATTGAGAGCATGAGATCTGAGCCAAAGGTGATTGAGTAGCCTTCATCATCCGTAACTTCTGTATCGCCCATGATGATTCCTTCGGTAGTATGACCGATTACGAGCGTCGCAAATTTCGTTGCATCCATGCCGTTCTTGGTATCTTCGCCTGCTTCTCGTCTCCACTTTCTAACTTGTGCCTGGGAAACGTTTGGACTAATTCGCAAAAGAACATTGTCGCGCTCTGGTACTTGAATAAAGATGTCCTTGCGACGAACTTTTTCGCCAATTGTCGCTTTTAGTCTGTCAAGGAGTGTTTCTTGACGTGCATCTTCTTTGACTGTTGAGGTCGTTGCCTTGGTTTTGGTCTCAGCAGGAGTCTTGGTTTCCTCGGAGTCGTACAGTGGGTTGCTCATAATTACCTTTCGGTTAAGTGGTCGATGAAGAGCAAACTAGCACTCTTAATGTTGGCATGGGCGCAACTACTCAACGAAAGAAACTAAGCGAATATTGGCGATAACAGTATCGCCTCAACCTGGATTAGGTTTACGCTTCTACCACCGTTGGAACGCTTACGTCGCTAATTGAGAATGTCAAGGCAAAAGTTGTTGGAGCACCCGAGGACGAGTCGCCATCTGGCTCTGTAAGTCCAACGAGCAAGGCATCCTTGTATACACGATCATTTTTCTTGTCTGACAAACCACAGTTGTAGGTTTGAATGGTTACATCGTAAAAACCGACACCAACAAACTGTCGAACAGTACGAATGGCTGACTGAAGTCCACCTGCGGCCGCATCGTCATCGTAGTGAGCGGTTACGGTGATGTCGCCGATTTCTGCTGGAGCACAAAGGACCGTTGGGCGCGATTTCCCACCTTCGTAGATTTTTTCTACCGAGGCAGTGATTTCTCCGCCAGACACTTGGGCGAACTGAAAAGGGCTATTGCCTATTTCAAACTTGGGAGGAGTTACCGTGGCGGTGCCAGTACCGAAACTGGTGTTAACCGTGCTAGGCGATATTGTCGCTAGTACTTGCCTTTGTGCTACTTTTGCCATTTTATTTCCTCCGGGATCGGATTACGAGGTTACGGATGCTGTGAGAGCAGATTTGATTATTTCAACTTCAATCCGGTCACCAATACTGGATACTCGGATTCCGACTTTTGCTTTTACTTTTCCGTCGGCTAGTGAGGCTGTTGGATTAAGTTTAGCATCACATCTTACGGTGTATCCGTAATCAACCCTTTGTCCATTCTGATCGAATGCTTCAAACAGTGCACCACCGATTCTATATCCTTCAAGAACGCTGATCAATCGTGCTTCAATATTGGCGAACAAACCGCCACGTCCATCAATGGACGAGAACACTAGGGGTTCAATAGCGTTGTACGCTTTTGTCACGATTGCATTGACAGTGTCTTGTGACGTGATGTATCTGAAGTTCGTTGTGTCTTGCGACAGTGAACGAGCGCCATAAATTCTCACAGTGTTCTGAATAATGCGAATTGCATTGACGCACTCAGTGTCCAGAGCATCGCCATTCGTGCGGTCAATGTCCGTGACCACGCCAACAGCAAATCTTGCCGTAGATGAGGCGCCAGCAAATGGGTTGTGAGTTCCAATTGTGTTGACATTTCTTGATCGTTTTGCTGCAACGTAACCGTCTGGTGGGACCAGTCTGTTGACGCCAGAAACATTTGATGGTGTGTAAACCCAAGGGTAGTACAACGCACCATGCTCAAGGTTTGACTCGTTGGCAATGACTGTTTGGGCAAATGTTTTTGCCTGAGCAATCGTGTCATCCGAAAGACCGTGGATTATCGCAATTCTGTTGTAATCGTTTGCATGCTCAAGCATCTTGCTGTAAACGACTTGAGCAGATGATTCTGGACACGCAACAGCACCAGAGCCAAGCGCATCGCCGAATAAGTCAAATCCCGCAGCAAGGAGAGCATCGGTTATTGATGCTGCGTCAGAATCTCCTGCGGATAGCGCCGTGGCAGACACTGCACCAACTAGTGAGTCTGAAACACCTGCTGATGCAGTAACCAACTTGGAAGCCACAGCATGGGTGTTGATTTTTCCAATGATTTGGGCATTTGAGGTGCAGTTGCCAGTAGTAGCAATCTGAACATCATCCTCCAAGATCTGAACTGAAACTGTTCCAGCTACGGTGCCTGCAGTTACGGATGCCTTGATTGAAGTACTCCATGCACCTGGACCATTGGCTGTAAGGATCAAGGCAACGGAGTTTGCGCCAGCCGTAGTACCTGCGTCTGCATCGGCAAGGCTAAGTGTTCCAGTTGTTGCCGCAGGTCCAGCGACCCGAACAACGTGACACTGTGTGCCACCCTCTTCAAAAAATAATTCCACTGTTGGGTGCAAGAGAGCATACGAGATGTAATCACCAAATATATTCTCAAACTCTTCAAGGCTCGATACAAGAACGGCTTGATCTGTTGGTCCGCGCTCGGCCATACCTACAAAGAATGCCTGCGAAGCTTGTTCAGCTAGGGTTACTGCTGGACCTGTGCGAACTGCTGTTGTAATGACTACGCCTGGCATCGTGCGACCTCGCTAAATCTCATCGGTTGTTTTTTCGTCAACTATCTCGTTAGTAGATGATACCCAATCTTCGTGCTCAGGTTCAGCAACTAGTGACCCAATCTCACTAATTTGATCAGATTCAACAATTTCGGGAATTGTTTCTATATCTGATTGCTTTGTTCGGGTTTTCTTCTTTTGTTCCTGCTGAACTTCTGCCTCATCCGTTTTGGCAGGCTCAACAGATGTTCTCTGTGCGTCAAGTGCTACCAATTTTCCAGAACTGACCAAGGCGGCAATTATGGGGGAGTTTTGAAACTCTCGCAGACTCATGGCCGCCGTGGAGTGACCCGACAATCTACGACCGTCAGAATCAATAACCCGAATGTGATCCGATGGGTTGATCAGTATGACCGCATCTGGAAAACTGGGTTTGGGATTTTGAGGTGTGATGTATTCGAACATAGGTTACTATAATAGACTATTCAGAGGGTCTTTCAACGACAAACTTGTCATTTGTATTATCGGCTGGCAACTCTACGGCTACGCCAAGGGGGTTGTTGGCCTTGTATCCAACTTCAATCTCGCTGACTTCGGCAATATCCTCTCGGTGCACAATCTCGTCAATTGTTGCGTTGTATGAGATATATGCACCAGCGAGCACCCTGTCACCCTTGAGTAGGGTCAAATCAGAGAATTCTTCACGAATGCTCGTCTGGTCAATTTCGGCACGGAAGGTCTTTCTGTCGTCATCGGCATTCATGTGGAGGGAATCAAGTAGCGCAGACCTGACAACTACTGTCAGCCGGTCCCTCATCCTTGTGGTGTCCTCGGAACCCTCGGTTCGTGACCAGACATATGTTCTCATTGAATAGTTGACCCTGTAGAGGGGGTGGATCGAATCCCAACCTATCTGTTCAAATGAGTTGGTTGATATTACTAGGGTGATAATGGTTGGCCAGTGATCCAAAACCAATGGCTCATGCACAAAGTAATCCTCTGGATCAGGGAGTTCGGCATTGCTTATACCCCAGCCATTTCTGTATCTCACCAGCCGCTTTGGAAGTTCTGCTTTTAGATACGTGTTTATGTATTCCTTTGCGAAATGGGGTCCATGCATCAAGTATCCGGTCACAGTAGTGACTGCCTTACAGCCGCAGTGTTCCCATGACAAACATAGGTAGCCGCAACCTCGCCCAATCGTGAAGCAAATCCCAAGGGTTCGTAAACCACTTTTCTTTTTGGCATTTTTGTTGTTCCGTACTGGTGGAACTTTGCGTATTCAACCTTTGTTCCAAATGTTGCTTCCATGACACCTATCCTATTCGGTGCAGCATCCAGTGATGTCAAGCTTCTGAATAGGCGACCAGTTCTAATCATTGTTCCGGCACCCGGTTCACGCAAGTTCTTCCATGCAGAATACTGTGGGTCAAGTGGTGACCACCCCCCTGACGGTAGACCAGCTTGCCGAAAGTTCTCTTCGTTGGCAAAACGGAGCCACTGTTTTGCTCTCCATAAAACTGGTCGCATATCATTCGCGCGTTTTTTCATTACAATCATTCTTGCGATTGCTTTTTTGGCGTCAACCGTTATCTTGATGGTGGTCATCAACTAATCCTATTCTTGCGATACCTCTTTAGCGTCAACAGTTCGCTTTCCAGAAAACCTGTCTGAAGCGGAGCAACGTTTCTTGTTTCCAAATCCTTCAAACCGACTACATCGTCGTGCATGTTTTGCATCTCCCTAGATGCTGCCCTAAGAATAATCAACTTGAATGCTGCAATAGAAGGACCATCGACTCCACCCGTGTACGTCACGGTTACTGTGTCATTTGCGTATGCAACAAAAACCTCAACACCATACCCTCGGACTATGTAATCCTGGTCTACAACAAGAGTTCTCACTGTGCCCCTAAATGGTTTGTGTGTCACAGAAGTAACCGTAACCACTGGTGTGTTTTTCAGGTAAACGGTCTGGTTTGGCTCCAACAGGGTTGATGATTGAACCTGACTATCGTAAAATGAGTCTCCACTCGGATTATCGTTCGTGAAAAAAGATGATGCCGGGATTCCCGAATCACTACTTGGGATGACATATACCTCCGTAAAGGGGAGAACCTCTAGAGGCCTGCGCAGGTACATTTCAAGTTCGCTCTGCAATCCTTCCAACACCATGTCTGCGGCATCCAATTGTCTGTTCGTCAGACTTATGTCCATATAGGTTTTCAGGTCTGCTGCTGTCACTAAAGCCATTGTCGGTCACCTTCCCAGCACTCGGGCGCGACGTGCCCTTGCTCTTCTGCGCTCAGCAACCTCTTCTCTGGTTTGCCGTTTAGCGAATTCTAGAACTCTTCCTGGGTTTCTGATGCCTCTTTCCCTACCAAAGGCAAAACCCAAAACACGACCAATTCGCCGAGGAATGCTGACATCCTCATCGCCTGGTTCCGGAACAAGTGGTTTTGGCATGAGTCTCCCAATATGCAAATTTTGCTATATTGATGTTACCACCTATCACTATCTGTCCCCGTTTGGTGGAACCTCGATCAGGGGTTCGTCTGCCAATTTGACATCCGATTCAATGGGAACCCAAGCCCTTGAATAGATATGATCCTTGATTGCTCGATGTTTCACTATGGTTCCATCCAACAGAACTTCAAACTCATCTAGGGTCATATTGAAGGCTGAACATAAATCCTTCTCTGTGGCAGCCCCAGAAATATGTAGTGTCCGTACAAGCGCCGACAACCTTTTCGTCACGACAGAACCCCTGCCACGATTCATTTGGATATGAAGAATCATTGCCTCTTGCTCTGTGCAGTCAATTATTGACACTGGCACAGTCTCGCCTGCCGATTCACGAATTTGCTGGTTTTTCAAAACGAGCGAACACCGTTCGTGGCCGTCAATAATTGTCATCCCATCTTTTCTGACGAGAATTGGGGAGAGTATTCCGTGTTTGTGAACTGAGCGCGCCAAGACTGCAAGGTCTGGTGAAAGCATATATGTTGCTCGCCATGGTGCGGGATTCAGTTCGCTTGGTTTGACATGCATGAAATCACTCATTGGCATCCTTTTTGTCTTGGATTATCTTTCCGGTTTTTGTTCCTGGACCAGCAGGATTTGCAGAAGTTGTGTGAACTGAGTTCAGCAAGAGTGTTCTGATTAGCGAGTGGATTGGATAGGAATTGGGGTCGTGTGCCATTTTCTTTTTGAAGGTAGAGACATATCGCCGTGCAGCATTTTGCATCGTTGGACCTATCATGAAATCAGAAATAAACTGACTGACCCCCTCTAGTCCGTTTTGCGAATAAGCCTCAACGACCTTGACGGAATCAAAGTCTTGCCACAGTCGTCGCTGAGCATCAATTCTTGGATACACCCTCACTAGGTCATCGTAAAACTCTGGTTCAGTTGCAACAACATCACCAAGGCGACGTATGGCTACGGAGTGAAGTGGTATTCCAACACGCGTGTTTGACCCAGTCATTTCGGCAGAGTCGTAATACTCGGAGTATGTTCCACCAGATTCGAGAATGAATTTAAACACATCACTGGTCTGCCAGTCGTATATCACTTTGGCGAATTTGAGGGGCAATCCCTTTTTTACACCAAACGGGGTAACTATGTAATTCTCGTGCAACTTCTGTACGCATGACCGATAACGAATCATTGACTCGTTCGCACGTACGCCAGTGATAAAAGCCGTACGACCCTTCTTCCCCTGCATGGTGTAGTAATCAATTGTTTCTTTTAGCGGCTCATCGTGACTCAAGCCAAAGTTTTTCGCTGTTATGGCAAACTCTGGAATCGGTCTCATTAGGCGACCCTCGCGCTCGCGTTTTCCACTCCAAAGAAGTGCGCTTTCCCTGCGTCCAAGAATCCAAATCTCTGCTCCGTAGGGCAAGCAATACCACTCCATATCCACCCACGGATATTCCTTTACTTTCATTACGTAGTCCAACACCATCGGGCTGACCATTTCTTCGTCACGAAAAATTACTTTTACTGGACCAAGTCCACGCTCTTCGTGAACCTCTTTAGCCAAGTAGAGAATGGCAGTTGAGTCTTTTCCACCAGAGAACTGAATGCATACGGTGTCAAAGGTGTCGTAAACGTGACGTATCCTCGCTCTTGCGGCATCTAGGCATGAAGCATCAAGAAACAGCCTTTGCCGAGTCACTAGAACTCACAATGTGCTTCTAGGTATTCAAGCAATCTTTCTGCTGTGGTGTTTCCATCAATTTCTGGTGTTGACCTAAGCCACTTGACAAAGTCGTACCAGCGACTCTGTTGCTCCACGCTGTCAAACACAATTGTGTACTGGACTACAGCCGTCGGCTTCTTCGTTCCAGGTATGGCCGTGCTGCCAAGAGTTGCCACATCCATTTCGCTTCCTTTTGGAACAACTGGAGCAACATACTCCTCTTCGTCTTCAATCATCACTGGGGGAATAAATTCAGTAGACGTAAGTATTTCGCTTTCTGAATTGTTCAGAGAATCCTCTATTGCTGCCATCTCAAATTCATCCATACCGAGACCGGACATCAGGTTGGAATAATCGTGCCCAACCTCGCTGATGAGATTCATGAGCAAATCTTCGTCATACCCACCAAGATCGGATGTTCTGTTGTCGGCATAGGAAAATGCCATAGCCTTATTTGCATCGCCTTCAAAGACGGTGCAGGCGATTGAGTCCCAACCGAGTCTTCTGGCTGCCTCAAATTGGTGATTTCCAGCAATAACCGTGTACTTCCCATCATCGTTTTGTACGACGACTATCGGCTTTACTTGTCCGAATTCCTTGTATGACGCTGCGATTGCATCAACATCACCACGGCGAGGGTTGTCCTTTAGGGAAACAAGACTGCCAATTGGTATGGAAAGGGAAACTAAAGATTCATGGATTCCGTTCATACCTGAGCCCTAACATTTGCATTGAGGGTTCTCAGAGCATCCACTTGCGTTCTCAGGGAAAGCAGTTTTTCTCGCTTGGCTTTAACTAGTGCTTCTGCGCACTTGTAGTCAAAATCCATATCGGCAAGTTTGTAATCTGCCCAAGCTTCTCGTTCACGTATTGAGCCTTTGGCAGATAGGTATTCCTTTGCCCATTCACCTTTCAATCTAGATTCTTTTCTTGCACCATCTTCGGCGAGAGATTCAAAGGCTTCGGTATGGTACTCCAGGTCATCAAGCAATTTGATAATTCGCTCCTCAATTTCAACCTGACTAATCGGCGATGTTCTAATACTGTGTATCGCAGTCATTTATTATTTCCTTTCGTAAGTTTCTCTAGTGGTGACCAATCTACCTTTTCCAAGGCATCGGTGTGGGATTTCGGCCAATCAATTACCGAGAGTCCAAGTTTGAATCGAAGCATTTCCTCTAGCACCCAAGCATCGCAGCGATCCGTACCATCGCCACCATCCCAGACAATGCCAGTGCGAACAGATATTGCTGAAACAACTTCTGATTTTCCAGCATTCCCTTTTCCTGTAGCAAACTTTGCCCTACAGGTTGGAGGTATCTCAACGAAGGGAACACCAGCCTCATAGAGGGCAAGTCTCATTACTCCACCAAGTTCCCCGATTGAGTGTGCCTGCGAATTTCGTGAGGCGTAGGAGTAGTGCTCAATTGATACGCAGTCAACAGAGTTTTCGTTGACGAGATGCAGCAGATCGTTTCGCGCCTCAAGTAGACGCTGAACCCCACGAGATGATTTCCGAATACTCACCGTTATTCCAGTAACCGAAATGCCAGTAGATGTAAGGGATGGATCTATGCCCATAGTGATGATCTTGCTCACTTATCCCAACTCCATTTTGCCAATCCAAGATCAACGGCAAGGGCGGGCTCTCTGCCTATTCTGTCATGGCACTTTCTGCACACGGCAAGAACATTCTTTTCATCAAGTATTGACCCTCCTTGGGATCGCCGAATAAGTTCATGGACATCACGTGACCCGTGTCGGTTGTAGGTTTTGAGTCCATCGTGAGCAGCGAATTTTGGGCAAGCTTCGCAATATGGGCGCTCAGAAAGAATCTTCGTCACGAATGCTCGACGGTCAACATACTTCGCTTCCATCTTCTTGCTTCTTTTGCGAATTGGACCACCACGCTTTAGTGGTGTTTTTCGTTTAGGTGGCTCGCCACGTTTCATGCAATATCCGAGGGTTTGATGTCATCAAACTCCCAACGATCCTCTAGGAGTGCCCAGAGTGCTCGGTCAATTATTGTTTCATCAATATCGTACTCGTAGAGCATCGCTCGGTGTCTTATTATTCCCCGTTTTAGAAACTCAACACTCTCCCAGCCACTGCTTTGTGCGACCTCGCCGGTGTCAATCATGGATGCAACTTCATTGAGTCGTCTTTCAACATGAAATCTAAAGCGAGAAATCTTTTTTATTCGCACGTCGTATGATTCGTTGGCCTGACCAAGAAGTGTCATCCCATCGTTTCCAAATGATGCATACCTGGAAGTGTCTTCGTCTCGTGACCGTTCGGTCATTTCAATTTGTGAGTCAATATTTTCAAGAAGCACAACTAGGTTCTGCCTCCACCGTTCCCAGTTTTCCTTGGCCAATAATATCTTTCGTTGATTTGGTGAAAGTTTATTCTTTACCTCTTCAGCGACGATTTTGGCAAATGTCTGATCGTCCATAGGTCTTACATCAACTCCTTCGAGCGCTCCATGCTGGACATGTTCTTTTATAATGACACCAGTCGCACAACTTTGAAACCTTTGTGGGAAAATCACCTGTTTTGAGGGCTTGTTGTATTTCGCCATGGACACTCACGACCTTTGAGAGAGTCGCCTCGTCATCGCCATCCTTGGTTTTTCTAGAAATACTTTTTCCGTCTTTTAGGTATATGAGTTCTACTTCTTTAACAGGTTTGTTGATTGTCTTTTCAACAATGATTTTATACAAAAGCAACTGGAACCACTTCTGTTCCACATAGGCAGGTCGTGGAAACTTTCCGGTTTTGTAGTCGCTTATTTTCGCACCATCTTCAACTTCGCTAATTCGATCCACAAAACCCTTGATGGTAATACCGGGTGCAACCTCAACGAAGTACTCTGCTTCCAATCCGATTGGCGATATGTCATTTGGGTTTTCAATTGCCCAAAGATTTTCCACACACCACCAAGACTTCCATCTGAATTCTCGCATCTGTTTTTCGGTGAGACCAATAGCTTCTAGTCGCTCAGGCCACCCACGAACCCAGACCACCCGTGACATCTGTTGGGCATTTGCGATGGTTCTTTGTTCGTTCGGAAGTTTATAAAGTTCTTCTAGTATCTCGTGAACGAAATTGCCCATAATCTGGCTTTCCGTTGATGGCTCGGGGATTAGATCAATTCTGCTGTATTTGTACCGTAAGGGACATTGCTCCCAAGTAGATATAGATGAAGCCGAAAGGTAATTCGGCATCTTGGGTTGATCTTGTTGTTCGGTGCTCACCAAACAACCTTACTACTTCTGAAAGCTAAGTCGCGTTGCTTCTGTAAGTAAATCTTGAAGTTGGTTGAGTGTCGCATCATTCGGCCGCCTTGGTTTTGGAGCATTGCTAGAAATGCTTGCCCAAAATTCGTTGAGCTGAGAACGCTTTGACTCATCAAGACCCTTGCTGACACTCACGAAACTTTCCCAAACTTGAGTAGATTCATCCACTGGTGCGTCCATCGCCATTTCAATTTCGATGGCCTCGTCGCTTCGTGCAAGATAGAGACCAACACCAAGTGTTTGTACTGCTTTCTTGAGTGCATCAGAAACAGCGCCCTTGACCTCGTCACCGTAATCAACAGCAAGACCAGTTGCTTTGATCCGTTTGATCTTTTGTCCACCGACACCATCTCGGCTAACTTCTTTTCCATCAATCGTGGTAATAACAGTTACGTGAGCAACGATTGAATCGCCGATTTCGGTGTAGCCCTTAATTGAGAACGACCAGTTTTCAACACCAAGAACTTTGTTCATGCGATTGATGACTTCGCTCACTGGAATATAGGTAAGGTTGGTTCCACCCTTGTTGAGTGTCCTTTCCATTTCCTGTGGGAAAGCCTCAGAAAGTGGACCGTAAACGTCCTTGCGCTCTTTCTTTTCTGGTTGAATTGATTCACTCATCGTATGTTCCTCCATATGGTTGTCTTACTATTACACTCATGCGCGAATCGCCGGATTCGCAGTAATTATCAACGTTTATGCCCAATTTTTCTAGTTGTGTGACTTTCCAGTACGAGGGCTGGACGTAGTTAATCATGTCTTTCGCCAACTGCTCAGGGTCAACCCTTACTTCGCCAGTATCCATGTCAATGGACATTCTGTGCAGTTTTTGCGCCACGGCGCTGGCCAAGTCTTTGTGTTGCCACTTGCTTCGTTTCTTGGAAAAGTTTTTCTCAACTTCGCCACCAGTAGCTAGAAGAACTTTGTCGTCTTTCATTGCTGACCCGACTCGTAGAGCAAAAGAGTCATAGACGAATTTGAGGCTTGCTTTGTTTCTGTTGAAGGCAGCAAGCACTTCACAGGCTTCCTCTTGTGGCGGCGATCCTGCTAGATAATCATTCAATCGACCCTCTAGGTCATTGAGTTTTTCGGCGAAGTCGTCAAAAAGGAGGTTGGCAATAGTAGGCGTGGTATCCATGTCCCTCACAATATTTAGGTGCTAGTAGAACTTACCTAAACGACAATACTGGCTCTTTTGCGTTGTGGCAACCCCAAACCCGTAAGATATCCAAAGGCACCAGTAACCGAGTCAACTTGGTCGTCGTGGTCTGCTGCTTCCGGGAAGGTGGAAAGTTCGTCCAGCCAGTCGGTCAACCAAGGAGCTCGTAGGACCCTGATATTACCATTTGCTGCCGCCGCGGCGAACGGGCGAGCTCTAGTCACCTTGTCACCAGTTGACCTAATCCCAACAAAATCATACCCAGAAAGCACATATCGGGCATATTGGTCAATAAGAGCCTTGCCAGACGACCCAGGCTCTTGTTCCATCCGAATTGCCACGCTCGGCCCATCCTCTATGGCTGTCTGTCGAATCAGGTTTTCAACCTTCTCGCCCTTGACCCTGGCCCTCTTGACATCAAGAACCCAAGCAACACCGTTATCAAATAACATAAGGGTTCCAACGGTCCAGTCGGGGTTAGGGTTGGACTGGCTTGGCTCCGTTGCCGCCAAGTCCCAAAAGCGCACAGCCCGCGCCGAACTGGTCACTAGGGGTATTTCGTGCTGGTCAACCACGACAAAAGACGTTCTGTCAAATAGCGAACCAAGGGTGGTCGCCCACCAGTCGCCTTCCTCAAGTCTTCGCCTCTCAAGGGGGTCTAGGGCCTGTAGGGACCGACGGTATGAAGCGGCATCGATTCCTGGGTTGTCGGTCAAAAGGGACGGCACGAATATCCGATTTTCGGTCTTTCCTTCAACGATAAATCTCTGGCGAACCCAGTTGGGGGCAGGGTTTGAGGCCGCCCTCATTCGCAATGGAACATCCGAGAGAGCGCCGCTTACTGGTCGTCGTAGTCGAGAAAACAAATACCTGTAATCGCCTTCTCTGATTTCGGTGACTTCGTCCATTCCTATGAACTGGAATTCCGAACCCTTGTATCTGAGGTAGTCCCCCGTGTTGTTGAGGTACCCGAAGGATATTCTGGCCCCAGAGGGAAAGGTGGCGATAAAACTGTTGTTGTTCCAGTGGACATCATCGTAGTTTGATATCCATTGGCGAAATCTGTCCATGAGGGCGCCAGGGAGTGACAAGTCGGCGAATGTCCGTCTGAAAAGAATTGCCGAATAGTTAGGGACATCCACATACTGAAGCGCTGCCATTAAGAGGGCAGATGATTTTCCTCCACCGGCGGCACCACCGAAAAGCGCCTCAAGCGAGTAGCACCGCAAAAAAACCTTCTGCGTTAGCGAAGCTTCTTCTGGACAATACGACGGAGCCTTGGGTTCCAAATAATCTATTACTTTTTGCCAATCTGCCATTCGTTCTTCCTCTATCAACTATGCTTGATTGTATCGTAAAATGTAATATCACCAAACGGGGGTTTAAATGCACAAAATAAAAGTGTTCCTAAGCAACCGATCAAACCTTGCTAATATACTAATGGCTTCCTTTGTCATTCTAACTGCAGTAGGTGCTGGTATAATTTTTCCTCCAGCAGGTTTAATAATTGCAGGGGTTTGTTGTGGCCTGGTCGGACTCCTCCTTGGACTTGAGTAATTAATGGCTTGGAACACATACACAAATAAATCTGTTGCCGGAAACGGGAGCAAGGCACTCGTTGGGCCCGGAGCACCTATTGCTCAAAATCTTGGATTTGTTGGAAAGTCCTACAAAGACTCATGGGACATTGAACGCGCATACCGAGAGGGAATGCAACGCGTTACTTGGGTGGCTCGCTGTATTGACGTAATTGCTGGTAATCAAGCACGATTACCCATAATTCTTCGCAAGGACAATTCCCCAGACGGTCAGATTCTTTCTGACGAAAAAATGGGAAAGTCATCACTGCTTGAAGTTTTGAACACGAAATCAAACATTGGCGAAAATGCTTTCATATTTAGGTACAGAATCTCGGCGCAGTTGTTGCTCGGAACGCGTGGTGTTTTCATTGAAAAAGTGAGAGGCCGAGACGGTGGAATCATTGGCTTGAATTTGCTTCCACCCCAATCAACTGCTCCAATACCAGATGCAAAGAAATTTGTTTCTGGCTATGAAGTATCTCTTCCGCAAGGACAGATAGTCACACTAAGACCAGAGGATGTGGTTTGGATTCGTCGACCGCACCCGCTTGATCCGTACCTCTCAATGACACCAATGGAAGCGGCTGGCGTGGCCATTGAGATTGAGAACTTTGCCAAACTTTATAACAGAAACTTCCTAATGAATGATGGCAGACCTGGTGGTTTGCTTGTCGTTCGCGGACACCTTGATGACGAAGACAAAGAAGAACTGAGAAATAGGTTCAGAGGCAACTTATCTCGGGCTGGGCAAACAACGGTACTTGCCGCAGACGATGGTGCTGAATACGTGGATGTCGGTGCTTCACCACGAGATGCTGCATACATCCAAATGAGGCAAATAACCAAGGAAGAAATACTTGCTTCGTTTGGTGTTCCTGAAACGGTTATTGGAAATGCTTCTGGTCGCACATTCTCGAATGCTTCTGACGAAATACGAGTGTTCTGGACGGAAACAATGCTTCCTCACCTTGAGCCAATAGCAAGGTCTTTGGATGAACTAGATGATGTCAATTACGTTGACTTTGACACCAGAGAAGTACCAGTACTGATGCTTTACAAGCAAGAGCGGGAAAGATACCTCAGTGATGAGTTTTCTCGTGGTTTGATCAGTCTCAACGAATACCGACTTGGCAGTGGACGCAAAGTCGTTGACTCTGACCTCGCTGATTCGCTGTTAATGAATCCAAACCTCACCCCAATCGGCAACACCAAAAAGAAGATGGAGTCACCACCGATGATGGCTGGCGGACCACCTCAGGGCGCCGTTCCCGGAATGGGTGGCGAAGCTATGCCGCCAGGAATGCCAGGTATGCCAGGTGCTGAGGCACCACCAGGGGCACCACCAGCCCCACCGGGAGGCGCAGAGCCAGACACGATGGCAGGAGCAATCGCCGCAGCGATGCAGCAGGCAAATCCATCTGGAGCCACAGATGTACCAATGGCAACGGCGGCAGAAGCACCGATTGGTCAAGTGCCAATGGAAGTCAAGACGGCTGACACTGAAAGATCAATTGAGAGATGGTCCGAAATTCTTGGACGATCACTTGAGAGGGTTATTGAGCGTCAACAGAGAGTTGTGATGGAGAAATCCATGGGAGCAAAAACAAAGAAGGCTCTATCGGCTGGAACAATGGATGTTCAGTCAGTATTCAACATGGATGTTTGGCAGAAACAGTTAGAGGATGATGTTAGACCAGTCTTGTTCGCCATCATTCAAGATGCCGCCGAGACGGCTGGACTTCCCAAGCCAGACAAGAAAGACATGGTTATTGCATCCACCGAAAGCCTTGTTCAACTGCAAACCCTCAACGAGCAGATTGAAAAAGACATAGGAACGGCAATCAAGTCTGCCCTCGGTTTCTTTGGTGACGATTCAAGGGTGGCTTCTTTCAAAGAAACGCTAATTGAAAGTTATGCGCAACTTGATGCCAAGGACAGATACGCCATCACATCTCATGTGACCTCATCGCTCTGGAGTCAATTCAGTAATTAGATATAGTAATTACTGAATTGATATTATTAGTTGCTGTAAACCCCACTAGTACTGGTTTATCATTGCTGAGCAAGCAACACACAAGGCAGGATGATGGACAATCTTCTTTTCAAATCAGGCAATAGTGGTCAAGTAAATGTTGACCAAGCACAAGGAATAGTTGAGTGCTTTGTCGCTGGAATCGGAAACAAAGATTCTGTTGGTGACATCGTCGTAACTGGTGCTTTTGCCAAAAGTTTGCTGAGACGAAAGCCGCGAGTTGTTTGGGGACATTCATGGAATGACCCAATCGGAAAAGTTCTTGAGATGTACGAGGTTCCAGTTGGGGATTCTCGCCTGCCTGTCAAAATGCGAAATGCTGGCATTGGCGGTCTTTATGCAAAAGTTCAATTCAACCTGCAGTCCGAAAAAGGAAAAGAAGCATTCGCCACGGTTGCTTTTTTTGGCGAAGACCAAGAGTGGTCAATCGGATACAAAACCATTGACTCCATATTTGATCCAAACCTTCAAGCAAACGTTCTAAAAGAATTAGAACTGTACGAGGTGTCCCCAGTTCTCCATGGTGCGAATCAGTTGACCGGAACAATCTCAATCAAGGCAGACGAAAAAGGTCACATGCCAATCATCCCTATGCAGGGTGGGGGTATGCCGATGATGCCTCTGATGGATCAGATGCCAAGAATCGTTGTTGTGGCTGCACCCAACGACCAACAGGATGAATCAAGCACTGACAATCCGTTCGCAGAAGGCATGTCACGCGAACTAGGACAGCCAGACAAAAACACACTGCAAGCAGAACTCACGGATCGAACTGGTTCGCAAATTGAAGTTATGAATGCAACAGAAAATATTGTTGTATTCCGACGCACTACCTCTGATGGCAAAGCCTCTATGTATCGTCTCCCATATCACAAAGAGGGAAATCTTTACATGTTTGGAAAACCAGAGCCCTATGCGGCCGAGGCACCACAACCGCAAACCATGCAGGGCATTGAGCAGAAACCCGGCGCACCAGTTGTGGTTCCGAACGGCGGTATTGCATATCGCAACGATGACCAGCAAGAAATGATGAATTTGTTTGGAAACAATGGTGTTGTTCCATTTGAGAAATCAGATGTATCACACCTCATTGAGTTGCCAGAGTCTTACATGTCAGAAGCAAAGGATTATTTGAATCCTGTTTTGCGCCACCACAAGTTGGCTGGTCGACCAAGTTCAAAGGGAATCATCATTGATGGTCTCTTGACTGCAAATGCACTTGATGCACTTCAGAATGCCGTGAAGGCACTTGGTGCAACGATTGGTCAATCAATCGGAAAAGTTCGTGACCTTGCACAAACATTTAATCCTTACGCACTTGACGGCGACGGAGACGGATTCGTGCAAGACGGCAGCGCATTCCAACGCCCATACATTCCAATCAAGAAGGCAGGCTTTGACCTTCCCGATGTCCGTGGTCGTAAGCGCAGTGGAGACTCGCTTCTTGATAAGCCAAAAGCAACACCAAAGTTGCCTAAGGATAAAAACACTTGGACACGAGCTCAACGCAACGATGCTTTGACATCGGGAATGATGGAACCAGAAACACGTGAGGATCTTGCGTTCCTTGCCAATCGTCGTCCAGAGAATGAAGGTGTTGCCAAGTATTGGGATATGTCGGAAGCCGACCTCACTGTAGAGGGGAACAAATTAGTAAACGCTCGCAGGCAAGCCACAGGGGCAGAGAAGGAAAAGATTGACGACGAGCTGCTCAAGGTGTCCCATGACTTCCAACGTCGCGCTTCCTACTCTGAAACATTCGGACAAGAATTTGTTCCTCCAGCAAAACGAGAGATGCCTGCTGACATGGTGCCAGAGGCCGACAAGCCGAAGCCAGCAAGTAGACCAACCGATGATCTGAGTGCCGAAGTACTTGCCGAAAGAAGAAGAGAGCGCGACCTTGATAGACAGGCCGAGGCTGCAATTGACCAAGCCCTTGAGCAATACATCGAAGAATACGGCGAAGATGCTCCTGTCCCTGGCTTTGCATCTAGTGGAGAGAAACCGTTCACCAATACAGAAGTATTAATGGAAGTTGCTCGTCGTGACGGCTGGAAAGGTGGCGACAGACAGCCATCAAAGACTTCCTACGACAAGGCAAACGAAGCACTGAATGATTGGAATAACCTCAGCGACGAAGAGCGTGCTAATTTCCTTGACGACGACGAACTTACCATTGAACAGTTTGTGGATGAATTGCTTGAAATGCGCGATGTCAGACTGTCCAAAGAAAAAGAAGTCAGAAAGTTACGAACCGATGCTGAAAAGAAGCGTCGCTCCGACGAGGCTGGAAAAGTCAAGAAATTTGCTCAGGGCGATTTGTCGGGTGTGGAAACAAACGGTCTCCTAGATGTCCTCGGTGACGACACAGATGATTACGGTAATGCCAGCAATCTTTCTGTGAAATTCAGAAATTATGCACAGCAAAACTGGAAAGAAATGTCTCAAAAAGAGAGAGACACAGCAATGCGTGATAGCAACACCGTTGTTGATGACCCAGACTCGGTCGTTGAAACACTTAGAGACGCACTCATGGAATATGGATATAAAAATCCAAAATATAAAACATTCCTTGACGATCTGCAATCTATCGTAGATGAAGAAAACGAAATGTCAAGTGGCCTTGCATCGGGGGGTGGCGATGAACGAGCAGCCGAACTTGGACGTGGTGGCCGATTGGGATCCCGACCAGACGATGCCGAGTATCGCCGCGAGCAAGCAAAACAGAGAGAAAAAGAAAGCATTGAGCGAGAGGACGACAGCAAATTCGTCAAGGCGTTTGATGCAGTTCTTGACAAGTACTTCCAGATGTGGGGATTTTATGCTCCAGATGAAGATGACAAGGGCTGGGATGAGCCTTTCGGTTTTGCCAGTCGTGGAAAAGACGAGGAAGTAAAGCAAGAAAAGCTTGATGAACTTGTTGAGGGCGTGAGAGTACGTTTGCTTGCCGAACTAGAAACTGCCGACCCAGCAACATGGAAGCCATCGTGGCGAAACGATGCGCTTCCGATCAATGCAACTACTGGAAAACCATACAGAGGATTTAATGCATTCTGGCTGATGTTGCGCGCAAAAGGCGAGCAATACAAGACTGGAAGATACGCAGGGTTCAATCAACTAAAAGCCCGTGGTGCCCAAGTTCGCAAGGGTGAAAAAGGTGTACCTATTCTTAGACCACAATTGGTGCAGGTTACGGATGACGAAGGAAATGTAAAAGAGTTCGTCAAATTCCGTGGCACCACCGTATTCAACATTGATCAAGCAGATGGCGGAGACGAAGAGCTCAGGGCAATTCCAGCAGATTTGCCAGAAGAGCAACGCATCGCAATACTTGACACAACGATTTCCGAACTTGGCATAGATGTTCGCACTGAGAATGAGACACCGCACTACAGCCCGACTGAGGATTACATCTCAATGCCCGAGTTTGCAAAGGGTACGAGTCCACTTGAATGGAGTTCAACCCTCGCACACGAAACTGTCCACTGGACTGGTGGTGCAAGTCGTCTCAATAGACCGAGTGTTGCAAAGTACGGAACCGACAAATCAATTCGTGCATACGAAGAACTAGTTGCCGAAATTGGTTCAGCAATGCTTCTCGCCGCACACGGTATTGAGGCTCCATTCCGCCAAGATCACGCGCCTTACATCAAGGGTTGGTTGAAACTACTCACAGATGACCCAGACGCGCTTGGTCGGGCATTCAAGGATGCTCAAGCAGCCCTAAACCATTTGCTGGAAAAGTCACCCAACCTTCGCAAGTTATTCGGAGGCTTGGACAACGGCAAGAAGGCACCAGATGTTGATGCACCGGACATGGCTGAAGCACTGGTCGGTGCGAGCGATGGTTTTGCATCACTACACAGAGTGCGCACACCAAGGAGCGAAGCACTAACTGGAATTCTCTACGACGACAACAGCAAAGACTTGATGGTTGGTTTTCAAAAGGGTAAGCCGTGGGACAAGCTCGGTCAAGCAGAGCAAGAGAACTGGATTGAAAAAGCCACAGAGGAAAGCAGGGATAGGGGCGGACTTTCATCTCCAGCAGAAATCCTTGATCTTGCTAGAGACGCTTACGATGATTCACGCGACACCGGTTGGTATGTCTATTCAGATGTCACCATGGATGAAGTTGAAGAACTTGCTGCAGTAAAAAGCAAGGGCAAGCACATCAATGCCCTAAAGAAACTCAAGACGGCTCGCAAGGCGACCGAAGAGGACAGTTTCAACTTCTTTGGCAGAGATGAACGCGTTCAGGATGTTGCAAAGGCTAAATCAACAGACGGTTTTGCCTCACGTGGTGGAAACGACAACTTGATTGTTGATAAAGACCCACGAACAGGTCGTGTAACTATTAGTGCAATGGTCACAGGTGACCGTGGTGCCAGCGAAGAGAATCGCGGAACGCGGCGAATGAGAGTCATAGTTGCTGGCGGCTCAATAACCGAAGCAAAAAGAAATTTCAGAAACCGAATGAAGGAAGATAAGGTTTCGTTTGCTGGCGAAAGTGATGGATTTGCCTCGCGCGGTGCTGCCGAGCCAAACGAAGGGTTGCGTCGACACAAGTTGATGCCAGCCGAAGTACGCAAAAACATGCCAGACCTTTACTCAACAGAAGATGTTCCACTAGAGGAAAAAGTATTGGCAGCGAAGTTCTTCTCGCCATACTCCAACTGGACATGGTATGCAGTTGAGTTTGACGGCGAAGATACATTCTTTGGCTATGTAGAGGGATTTGAAAATGAGTGGGGCAACTTCTCGCTAAACGAAATCGCTGGGGCAACACTTGGTGGTTCGCTTCCCGCAGTTGAGCGCGACACAAGTTTTAGACCAATCAAGTTTGGAGACTTCAACAAGGGCGATGGTTTTGCTTCGTCTGGATCAAAGAAACTTGGAGTGGAACCTCGCTTCCAGGATTCTGACTGGGTTGGTAAAACACAACAGCGCATCCTTCGCAGTGGCATTGATTTCCAAAGTCTCCCAGAAAACGACAGAATTGATTGGGCAAACTCATTCCTTGACGAGTGGCTCAGAGAAAATGACATGGGTTACGGTTTGTCGGATGTTGCCAACGGCAAGAGGATCAACAAGCGCCCAGATATTGATTTGCTCAACTATGCCGAAGATGCCTATGCTCGCATGTCTGATCAACATGCCTCAAAGCGAGCACAGTTTGGCGAAGAAACTCAGGGTCTTGCTTCTGTTGGTAGCCGAACGAGACGCCTTGGTATTCAGCCAAGCCAAGCAGTTGACTACGTTTCATACGACCCCGATTCAGAGAGCCTGTTCGTTGCTTACAAGCGCGAAGATGGCCGTGGGGATATGTATGTCTACGAGGGCGTCAACATGGATGACGCAATTGAAATTGAGAATGCCAATAGTGTTGGTAGGGCAATCAACGACATCAAGCGTCGCAAGAACGTGCGCAAGGCAACACCAGATGAAGTCATTGGGCTATCAGGTTCAGAAGACAAAGCAGGCAAAGCACTAAGAAGAAGAAAAGGCGTAAATACCGCCACAGCAGTATTTGATGATGCACGGCACAGCAAGAACAGAGATGTTCAGTTGGAAATCAATGCCGACAGAATAACCGTAGATGATGATGGATCCGCAATCTGGACATCAGCAGATGACACGATGCGCTATGCGATCAGCATGGATGCCGACGGTGGATACACGGTTACTTCTGAGAAACTCCGCAGTGGTGGCAGGGATGAACCCGATGAATTTGAAACAGTTTCATCGGTACGAACGGACAGTCAACCAGATGCAATAACTGCCCTCTTTGATGCCGCAAAGAGCAAGATCGCTGGCGACATCGAAGAGCAAGAACTTGATCGCGAACTCGCTGAGGCGAAGCGCGAACTAGACATGAGTGGAGATGCCCCAGGAGTCATATCGCTTGATGTGACCTACTCATCAGCACTTGATGCTGTTGACTATAACCCGAGCACTCAAGAAATGCGCGTTTCATTCAAGGACGGTGGAACCTACATCTACGAAGGTGTTGACCGAGAAACATTTGATGGCTTCAGTGACGCCCCAAGTAAGGGTCGTGCGATGAATGAAATCAAGCGCGCATACCCGTACCGCAAGGACAGCGAGTGGGCTGGTGGCGGCGACGATGACGGTGGCGTAGAAGAGTTTGATGTTCGTGGCTCAGACGCAGTTGAGAAGGTCAGTTACGATCCAGAAACAGAAGACCTCTTGGTCGTTTATGCAGGCGGCAAGGGCTATGTCTACAAAGGGGTAACTAGAGAAGAAGCAGATGCCGTTCGCTCAGCACCAAGTAAGGGTCGAGCAATCAATGATGTCAAGCGTGCTCATGAGGTGCGCCTGTTGAAGGGCGAAGATATTCGCCTATTCGGTGGCAAGAAAGATTCACCAAGAACAGATGAAGCCACGACTCCCGATGTAGATGAACTGCGAACTTTCATTGACGAGCAAGAGGGCTTGCTTGAGGCCATGGAATTGAACGGTGAGTCAGCAGACAAACTTGCTCAACAGAGAAAACTTATAGAGAAGGCAAAACTTGATCTATCAACAGGTGGCACAACAACGATTGATCCAGCGCCAGTAGCAAAGCCAAGGATTCCTACCAGCAAGCCGCCACGCGGTGGTAAGCGTGTTCGTAATCGCAATGTCGTCATCTCAATGGAACAGGGCGACCTTGATGAAATTATCGCAGCAGAATCAGGTGGCACAACAGTAGATGCACTTCGTGCCGCTAAGGGTGTTGGCAAATACACCAAGGGACCACGCAAGGGAAAGCGTAGAGGCCCAGACACCATTGCTGTACGCGATGCCGAAACAGGCGAACTACTCCATTTCAACGAAATTGAACTAACCAGTTCTTCGGCAAGAGGCTATGTCGGTCGAAAGCAAGGTCAGTCACCAACTGGTAAAAAGCGTGGCTTCATAAGAGCACGTTCTTATACTGGTCGTCAGAATCACAAGATTGTCGGCGACGAGGGTCCAAGCTTGCGTGGTGAGGGCAAGGGTATGACTGAGTACGACAAGCGCGTATATGGTCTCGGCTCAGATGAAAAGAACCGCGAATTTGGTCTTGCCTCAACTGGCTCCGAATCAACCCCGTACGACTATTTAGATATTTTTGCAAAGCCAACGCCAAGAGAGGAATTGAGAAATTACGAAAACTATCTTGACTCTGAGTACGGCAACGACTTCATGGATTACACCCAAATGTCTGACGAAGAAGTCAAGCAAGAGGTAATGAGAAATTACCGAATGAGTCGTAGCGAAGCAAATGCATTTGTCAAAAAGTTGCGTAAAGATGAAGATACATACGATGACTTGTGGATAGCGGCAGACAATGCAAGCGATGACGAAGATGGCTTTGCTTCACGCGCTATGTCAGATTCTGCTAGAAACCCAGACGGTGATACTTTTGGATCCTTCAAGAAGGTTATCGCAAGAGAATCTGGTTACAAGTTTGACGATTTAGATGATGATTACCAAGAGGAAATTTACAATGCCTTCCTAGATGGCACTGCTGATCCAGTAATGATCGCTAACGACATCGCCGATGAGATGGATGCAGCATCAGATGACTACAAAGAGCGTCAGATCGGATTCGGTTCGCGTGGTGAGGGAAATGGACCTTGGGGTTCCAGTATGGGTATTGACCCTGATGACCCTGAACTTGATGACACATTTGTTGAAGGATACATACTTGACCATGTCAGTGACGGTGAAATTGAATTTGAAAAGTTTGAACGTTGGAACAATAGAAGCAAGGAACCACTGAGTGATTCTGAACTTCAAGATTTATATGACAGACACAATTCTGACGACGATGCCATTAGAGCAATAGCGAATGATGAAGTAGCTTCACGTTTCTTTGATGACCTAGTAGACGACCAATACGACAACATGGTTGATGCTCAAAATTCTAAATACGAACCCGACTACGAAGACTACGAGAGAAGTCGTGACGGCTTTGCCTCACGTGGGGACAGGGAACTTGCAAAACTCGATGATGACACCGCAGGAAGATACAAGGCAGCCAAAGACAAACTCAATGCACCAGTCGTAAAGGGAGAAAAGAGCCCAATATTGGGCATGAGCTCATATGATTTTGACACCTGGCGCGATGGTGGTTCCAAGTTTGTCAGACGTTCTGACTCAACCTATGACATCTACGGTCCTGTCAATATGCCGATTTACCAAGACGAGGCAACGTTCAATACTCTATTTGCTGACCAAATAGTCAAGGATTTCTCTAGAAGCGACCTGACGATTGAGGAACTCGCAGACCGATTTGATCTCACGCCAACCCAGGTTTATGAAGTTCTTGACAATGCCAAGGAAGATATGCTCAGCCTTGATGGGGTTCGTGCAGGAAAGTATCGTGCCGATCCTTACCGAATTGAACAACTTGAGAAAGTGGAAAAGATTTTTGTTGGTGATCGCAAACATACGGACATTCCTGAACCAACCGGTGAAGCGCTTGCGAAAAAACAACAAAGATTGGAAATCCAGCGCGCTAATACAGAAAATGACGCCACACGAAAGAAATACAACGACGCACTCAGGGAACTACAATACTCCGATGAGTACACCCAGGTAGAAACCGGTTACAACAAAACCCGAAGAGAGAACGAACAACGCGAGTACTGGCTTGAAAAAGACAGACTGCTCCAAAGCAACGTGGACGACCTTGAGGGGACAGACGAAGACAACTTGTCCATCCTTACCAATGCACTTGCTGGCGATGACATTCTTGAAATACTCAAAGAGTCGGGATTGGATTTCAATGATCCAACCAGCGATTGGTACGAGGATGACAATGGGATCATGCGTGATGAAGATGGCGACGAAGTCAGTTATGAAGATCTCTATTGGGACAACTTTGATGTTGACCTTGAAGATCTGAGCGCCGAGGAACGTGAAAGTCTTAGCGATGCTGTAGAGGCGACTAAGAATTTGATTCGCACACGAGCACAAGATGCCAAAAAAGAGTTGGGTCTCTCGGATAACCCCAGTGCATCAGACATCAACATGGCAATCAGGGCAAGAAACACTGCCGCCCGAGAGCCACTTACAAAGCTTGAGAAAGAACTCAGCAAAAAGTTCCCACTAGTTCCCGTTCCAGATGAACAACCAAGGTCTTCACTTTACGGCATCGTGGATGCAGATGGCAACAAGATTGACTATAGAAAACTTGCCACTGAGTACGAAAAAATCCGAGAAGCTCGCCGCGCCGAATTCCTTGCCCGCAGAGAAGAGGATGGTTTTGCATCTAGTTCAACGACAAAACCATCTGTTGATGCCGAGACACAAAAGAATATTGAGAGAGCATCGCTTGGCCAGTTGGCAGAAATGATCCAAGACGACTTGGATGAGCAGGGCAAGAAACTGTACTTTGGAGCAGTTCCATATGTTGATGCTCTATCAACCATGAACTCCATGGACGACCGTTACGGTGCTGACTCAGCACAAAGCATCGTCGCCTACACACTGAGCAACTTGTCAACCTATAGGGGTGCCAAGGCTCGGGCAATCAAGGCAGAACTCAAGAAGAGACTTGATGGCAAAGTTGACAAGGATGGCTTTGGCTCTCGCGGGGGAGCATATAAGAAATATGATTCTGGCTGGGATGGCATCATTCAATCCCTAGAGACTGCGCCCGACATGAATGCTGCTCGTGCGTTCCCAAGTTGGGACGATTTGGATTACGACGAACAGAATGAATTTGTTCACGAACTCGACTACGACTACATGTACGACAAGCACGGGGATCTTGGCGATGACGGAATTGATGACGCCATTGCGACCGGCCAGTACGACGATGAGATTAACGAACATGCCGCCATGGTGTGGGACACAATCACTGAACGAAAAGAAAAAGAACGCCTTACCGCTGCTGTCACTGGTCCAGCGAAAGACGACGAGGTTGGCAAGTTTTACACCGTTGACCACTGGTACAACAATGATGCACGACACGATGAATTCCTAGATCGTGCAGATGGGGATCTTGGCGAAGCCATGAGGCTGTCCTACGAGGACTTCCTTGATGGCTTTGGCTCAATGGGTTCAGATGACGAAGAATTGTTCTATGACGACGAAAGACGTCCGCGTAGAGGATCTAGGAAGTTTGCATCCAACCGTGAGTACGGAGAGGACAACGAAGAGGCTGCAAATATGCGCCGAAGAGATGACGGCGATGGCTTTGCATCGGATGGCTGGACCAAAACCAGTGATGGGGTCGAGATGGACGCACCAGATATTGATGGCGTCTATCAGATACAGGGAAGCAATAACGAAGGGTTTGTAGTTACTAGGTACTCGGATGCCTTCCGAAATGGTGGTCAGGACGGACAGGAATACGAACACAACAGAGTGTTCAAATCTAGAGCCGCTGCCAAGAATTGGGCAGAAAAAGATTACGACAAGATAATCGAAAACATGAGCGGTGCTGATGAGTACATGAGCGAAGATGGCTTTGCCTCAGGTGGCCGAATCCGAATGTCAAACGGCGACCCGCAAATGGACATATGGGTTTCTGACGAAGGCGATGAATACTACGAAGCAACAAGGGACGGTTATTACCCAATTGAAGGTGTTAGAAGAACCAGCAATTCAAGGGGCAGATATTACCCAGAATCGGGAGCAACCTATGGTGGAACAGGTTTGGACGATGATCAGAAAAAAGAAATTGCTGAAACACTCAAGGGGTCAACAGATCCGTTCATTCAGAAATTATTAGGAGATTTAGAATTTCGCGGACGCCTTTCCGACAAGCAGTGGGGAATCCTAAAGGGAAGAGCAGACAGGGAAAAGAAAAAGACTGCTTCCAAAAAACCAAGTGGTTTCGTTAGCAATGTACGAAATGGTGGCACCATCGCACCAGGTGCCCGACCAGTAGTTTCTGCTGGCAAGGATCCTTTCGTCACCCCAACAAGTGAACAGATAGCCGATATAGCCGGACTTGAGAAAATCATAAGCGAAGCAAAATACAATGGTCAGGCTCTCAGATTCAACTACAACGGCAAGGAAAGAGAAGTATTCCCTGTCAACACTTACACCAACCCTAAAACGGGCAAAGTCAACATGGTTGGGCAAGATGCCGAAGGTGTACAAAAGACATTCACGATTGACAAGATGAGTCCTAGCGAGATGGCATCAAGCACAAACGACGGCTTTGCATCGGGCAGTGATGAGTATACGAACCTTCAGTTCAGCAGAGAAGATTTGGGAAAGATTCTTGACAGATTCAGGCAACGGCCAGAGTTTCAAGAATGGATGGAAGTCCAGGATGAACTTGAAAGACGCATGAGGCGCTCCGATCTTCCCCGCAGTAGATTCACAGAGCTTGACAAAGAAGAGACGAGACTAGACAAGATCGCAAACGTGGCTCGTCAGCAAGTAATCGAAGAGCTTCTTTATGAAGGCGAGATAAGCCTGCTGGATGACGGA